AGTCAACGCTGTTGATATAGCCTATTTCAGTCCTGTTCGAGGATAACAAAATTTTGTGAGGGTTTTAAGGCGAATTTAGAGCGTTAAAGGCTGATAGTTAGGAAGTTTAAAGGAATTTAGCGAGAACTTAACAGGCGGCGACAAAAGAGGGAAAACAGGGCGATTTTCAAAGAACGTAGCACAAACGTAGCATTTTTATTTTGCACCTGATGGGTGATGATGGACGTGATAGTTGTGATGCGATGGTTGGATATTGATTAATTATATTTATTTTATTCCATATAAATGTTATATAGAATAATCTTAGTATCTTTGTATGCGAAAACTAATGATTGATTACGATGAAAGAGAAAACTATTATCACAGTGTTCATGGTGAAGGAGCGCAAGAGCTACTATTTTGGCTCAGTAGCCGCCATCTTTACGGTATTTGACAGCAATGATATTGGGTTTACAGAGAAGTATCTGCAACATGCAGGGCTTGGCGCAGTGGCTTCTGATAAAGCTATCATTAAGCGTTGTCCGCTGATCGTGAAAAAGAAAAAGGGAAACGCATAACAACTTGCCGGAGGTGCGTTTCCCAATGTAATCTTCAACTGAACGCTATCAGCTTAGAGTTTGTAGTATGTGCAAAGTTACGGAATTTATCTGAAAGCGTCCACTAAAATAGTGGTTTTTTAGTGGACGCATATTTTAAGGGTGATATTGTGCATATTTTAAGGGTGATATTGTGCATATTACAGGCAATTATGTATATTCTATATAACTATTATATGGAATAATTTACTTGTTATTAAACTTAGTTTGAGGATAAGTTAGGCATATTACTCATCGTCGTCGTTATCTTCTTCGTCAGAGGAGGTGCATTCATCAATATAAGACTGTGGGAGCTTTGTTTCCTTGCCGCCATTGTCGTTGTCGATGATGGTGAGCGTCTTGATGGAGATTTCTGTTTGCTTGCGTATCTTCTCACTCTTCTTGTATTCTTTGTCAAGTTCAAGCAGTCTTTCTTCTTCCGCCATTGGACGTTCAGAGTCAGCGGATATGGTAGTGCTGGAGTATTTAGGCACGACGAACGGCAGGAACTTGGAGACCAAATCGGCACGGGTAGCCGGGTTGTCAAGCTTCATTAAGTCTTTGAAAAGTGTTTTGGTATCGTTATCGACATCAGGGTCAGGGTTGAGGTAAGGCAGCAAGATAGCTTTGAGGCGGTCACGGACATTGCCGTACTTATTTGGCGTGCCTTGCTTACGACCGCTATTCTCTATCTTGTTTGTACCCTTTACGAACTGGCCTTTTTCATTTCGCTTTGCGGTAGATTTCTTTTTCTTCTCTTCCTTGTTATTGCCAACGTCTTGTTGTTCATCGGCGTTTGTTCCGGGCAATGGTTGATTTGTACCCGAATTAACGTTTTCGGGTACAGGTTTAACTCCATTTGTACCCGATTTTGCATTTTTGGTTACACATTTAACACTTGCCGACTTCTTAGGCTCTGTTTCCTTAGTGGTTTTAGCAGCCTTTTTAGTCGTCTTTGTCGCTTTCTTTTTGTTTTTACTTCCCTTCTCCTTCGGCTTTAGTGGCTTCTTCGGAGCAGTGTTGTTGTCTTTATCAGCCATTTTCGATTTACATTTTATAACGAGCGTGGAAAGGTAAGTAATTAAATTTGTTGGATAATAATAAAAAATTAACGAAGATGGGACTAATAGGCAGCATAGTTGGCGGTGTGACAGGAGCTGTAGGCGGTGTAGCGGCAGCCAAGGCACTCAATAAAGGCTACAGGCAGCAGCAGGAAATATACAACAACCGCCTGAACGATGTAAGGGCGCATCGTGACGCAGTGTATTATCAAGACCCGACTCAGAGTGCAGAGAACCAAGCCGCCGTCACCAATGCTCAGAAGGTGATGGACGAAGCCAACCAGAGGGCGCAAGCCACGAGCATTGTTGCAGGAGGCACTGATGAAAGCGCGGCACTTGCCAAGCAACAGGCAGCAAGCACCGTGGGTAACATGATGCAGCAACAGGCAGTGCAAGGTCAATCGAGAAAGGACAACGCCTGGAGCAGCGCAGACTCACAGATTGATACATTCAGCAAGTATTTGGCGGACAGCAAGCTTGCTCAGGCGGCAGGGAAGGCACAAGGCATTCAACAGGCAGCAGGAGGACTTGCAAGCGCAGCTAACTCATTACCGTGGTAGACTATGGCAAAAGACATTATTGACAACAGCAACTTACAGCAGGGCAATGGTAACGGCACTACCCCAGTGAGCGGACAGCAGCAACAGGGAGCGACGCAGACGACCGGGCAGAGCCAGGCACCAGCCACTCAGACGACCGACGCTAATCAGGCAAGCGGTGGTGAAGATAATGCCGGAGTATCACAGCAAAATTCAGATGCAGCTGCAGCACAAGGAACAGGTCAAAGCGTAGTCGGCAATGGTACGACTGTACCAACAGGTGATGGAACTACTCAGACAGGCAACGGAACTACTCAGCAAGTTGTCGCTGATGGTAGCACTCAACCCGTGGCAGGTGATGGAACGACAACACCTCCGGCGGCAGCTACTCCGACTTATTTAGCAGATTGGGGTAATATTACTTTCATGGACGCAGTGAAGTCAGGTAACAAGTCTATTGCCGACTACATGCGTGATTACAACAAATGGGCGACCGCCAACAACCAAGACCCTCTTGACATCTACACGATGATGCAAGCCATCAACGGCAACGACATCGGCGAGAGCTATGCAGAGAACGAGAAGGCACAACGACGGTTGAAGCGTCAGCAGACATGGGAACAGATAGGCAACGTACTCGCCCATCTTGGCAACTTTGTAGGCACTTTGGCAGGAGCACCATCAGCAACATACGAGACTGGGCCGCAGCTTACCGCAAGGCAGCAAGCCGTGAGAGACGCAGTAGAAAAGCAGCGAGGTGATCCTAAGAATATACTTGCTCAGATATGGAAGGACAGAGCCGACCAACGAGCAAGGGAACTGAACAATGCCAACGTAGCTTTACAGGGTGCAAGGAAAGCCAATGTCGAAGGGCAGACGGTCAACCAGAAGGCGCAGTAGATCGGAACAGTAGCATTGAGAGGTGCGCAGCAGCACCAGGCAGAAACGGCAGCACAAGAAAACCAGGCACGAGCCGACTATGTGACCGGGCAGAACGACCGGGCAGAAGAGTTGCAGCCACTAAAGAAGGCGAATATACGCAGTAGTACCAATGCCAACAATGCACGGGCAAATGCCAGCAATGCGAGTGCAGCACACAGCCGGGCTGAGACCTATGCCACCAACCAAAGAGCTTACGGCGCACGGTACCAGGCTAACCGTTACAGGATATGGGCTAAGAACAGACGCTTGCATCCAAATGAGAGCCGTGAGTTCATGAAGGCAAACAATATCCATTCATTCGACCGCAAGAACTGGACGAAAGACCTGATAGACCAGTACAACGGATATATAGCAGACAAATTCAGTGGAGGCGGCAGAAAAGGCACCAACGCTTCGAGCCTACTCGACTGATGAGGCTACACTAAAGACAATTCAAGATGAAAGTAATCTATAGCAGCATTATTCCACCGAAAGGTTACAAGGCGATAACGATACTCAACTGCATTTTCGTAAGGAAAGGTTGCACGATGAGCGACGTAGACATCAATCACGAGGAAATACACTGGGAGCAGGAGAAGGAACTTTGGATCATCGGTTTCTACCTACTCTATGTGCTTGACTTCATTCGCTTGCTATTGCGCTACCAGAAATGGCACAAGGCATACCGGGGTATCTGTTTCGAGAGGGAAGCATACTCCAATGAGGACGATTTGCAGTACCTCAGTTACCGAGAGAAATTCGCTTGGAAGAAGTACAAACTATAAGACACGAGACCATGCCAAACAATAAACCACGATACAGCCTGACAGTTGATGGAAAGCAAAGAACTGTTGAGGCAGACAAATTTAACAACAACATCGACGCATTTGTTAGTCAAATGCCTAATGCCACTGTACGCATGAAGGACAAAGAGGGCAATGAGAAAGACATCAAGCTTAACGACCTTAGCAGCGCATACGACAACGGGTATGACTATGTGACGACCGATAAGCCTATCTATGTAAATACAAAGGCACCGACCCCGACACCTACAGGCGGAGGACAGAGAGCCGCACAGCCAACCCAACAATCAGCAACAGCGGCACAACAGCGTCAGCAAGCACCATCGGCAACACCGAGGGCGCAGCGTCAGTCAGTACCGGCCGCAGCACCTCAACAGCAAGGCAAGCAGGAACCGGGCTTCTTTTCACGTCTTTGGCAGTCAGCCAAGGACGCTTTAGGGTTGGCAGGTCAAGCCGGACCGGAAGGACATGCTGTTTCATTTGGTACAGCTATGGGCGGCAGACAGCCACAAGCACCCGTGGCACAGCATAGGCCAGCGCAACAGATCAACCAACCTCAGCAGGCGGCACAACAGCAACAGCCTATCCAACAGGCAGCGCAGCAACAGCCACAAGGAGCTCAGCAAGTGCAAACTCAACAGCAGAACGGGCAGGTATCTCCACAAGACGCATGGAGAAACCAGCCTATAACCGTGGGGTATCTTACCAAACGGCAGCATGAGACCACTCAGGGCGCAGTGTACGACCAGATGTATAAGGAGTTCGAGGACTACTATAACAAGCTGAATGTCGGAGACCAGAAGCCGAGTGCAATCCGCTATCTTACCAACAGAGCCTGGGACTATAACATCGATGAAGGCGAAGGAGGCGGTGTAGTGGTTACTCCTAAAGGCAATCGTGGCGGTGATGATATAGACAGCAACGTTACATACGTGAGTGACGCTAACGGAAATGTGAGCACGGAGAATACCCTTGGCAACGGCAGAGCCAACAACATCGTAAACAACGTGCTTACTCACTTCCTGACCAATAAGGCACAGGAAGCCGCAGAGGAACTTGCGAAGAAGATACCTAACGGAGTGAACGAGGAAACGGCACTTGACGCTTTAAGGGACAACTACTATCAAAGTGGTTACCAAAAAGAGTTGTGGACCATTGCCAGCAAGAGCGGTGTGCATTACAAGGACTTCATTAATGACATCATGAAGCCGGTATTGAACGAGACCATCAAGCGCACACACAACGGTCTTGAATTGCCAGTCAACAGCCTATTCTCAGATTGGGACTATGCAGCCGCAGCAGGTAAGGAGTATGACCCCGACGCACTGAATGATGATGAGCGCAGACTATACGACGCACTCATGACAGACTTTGGCCAACGGTTGAGTGCTGACAGGGCTACCGCCAGACAGAAAGCCAACGAGCTTGCAGGACGTGAGACTGCAAGTAACCTTGCCATCGGCGGACGTGAAGGACATGCCATGCAGCTTAGCGTGCCTATGGAGACGCAGCGAGAGTACAACGCATACGCAGATCCGAGCAAAGCCATCAAATATGTGCTTGACAAACTATACTCCAACGGCAACGGTGGAGGTCAAGGCGGAGTACCCGTCAAGGACAACATCGACAGGCAACGTGTAGGTAATCTTCTTTACCGCAAGATAATGGATAAGCTTGTGCAAGAGCGCATACCTAAGAGTAAATGGGGATATGTGCTCAAAGGTTTTGCGGACGGCGATTTAGGCGAGCTTTTCAAGAACTATGTACAGACCGACTTTGAACGTCAGATAGACAACCTTGCCAACTCTAAGTATATGCAGAGTCTGACAGGGTTTAGCGGTATGCTTGCGAGCGGCGGACACGAAGCTACTAAATTCCTCAGCGACGCATGGGAGTATTTCCTTGGCGGCAAGGTAGGTAGCGCAGTGACAGGCGCAATGAGGAAGCGAGCAATAAGACGTTTGGCAACCGACCTTGCCGAGAGAGGCATAAAGCGTGATGTTGCTCAGGGCATTGCAACAAGAGTATTTCAACGCACGGCGCAGAGCGCAACACGCAAGGCAGCTATGGGCGCAATACACGGAGGCGCAACGATGGGAACAGCGCAAGCCGTCAGTGGCAGTTTGCGACAGGCTATCAGTCCGGCAGCAGGACAGAAGATGGACGAAATACTCCAGAGAAAAGCCCAGGGCGAGCAGATTAGCAAGCAGCAGGAGGAACAGGAGATCGCACAAGCCAATAAGGACGCACACAGCATTACTTCTGTATTGGGCTCAGGAGCAAAGAGCGGACTTAGCGGCATTGCGGCAGGTATGTCGTTTGGCCCTGGAACCTTTGCAGGTGAGACCGTCAGCAAATGGGCAAGTAAGTATATGGGCGATTTGGCAAGCGCGGCCACGGGATATATGGCACGACTTGGCACCAACGCAGCGTCAGCAACGGCACTCGGACAGGCAGAAGGAGCCATTACGGGTGAGAAGCCGGAAGGCAGTATAGCTAATCAGTTTGTCCAGAACCTGGTAAATTTTGCCATGCTTGACGCACAAGGCGCGGCACCACGGCTATTCAACGGACACCCGATAAAGACGTTCAGGGAGTGGAAGGAGTACGAGCGCAGCTATGGTATCAGCGACGCAGACCAACAGCGTATGCGTGAAGCAGGTTACGGCGACATGATAGACACCATCGACGGACTTGTGAGCGAGCGCTTTCGGGACAGAGGAACCAACACTTTGCCCAATAGCGGTTGGAAGCCTACAGAAACAGCAACACGCATCAATGAGGACATGATGAAGATGTTTGCCGACAACACTATTCCTGAAGAGTTGAAACGCAAGTATTATTCATTGGTGACAGGCGACAACAGCAAGCAGCTATCCCCGGTGGTAGCCTCAGAGGTTACCAAGGACGAGGACGGCAACCACTACCTTGTGACCTACAACAAGAACGGAAACGTTGTCAGCGACCGCCAGTACCACAGCGAGAAGGCAGCACAGGACGCACAGAAGAAGATAGGACACGAGCAGGACGAAAACCTCACGGACGCACTGCAACAGGGCGTGTTTGCCAAAGACGCAGACGTATTGATGGAGCAAGCTTATAATGCAGCCGTTGACGCTTTTAAGAACGGCGACGGCAGTCTTAGCCAAGACCAACAGTCACTACTCTATCTCTATCAGAACAAAGACCGCTTAGGCAATGCTATCGGCGCGATGAACACGGGCGAGCCATTGTCAGAGGCAGACCAGCGACTTGTTAATCTGTACTACACCATGCAGAACAAACTGTTTGAGCATGATGCAAACAGTCATGAAGGTAATATCTATAATATTGCGAGAGACGCAGAGACAGCCAACGGTATTCAGGCACACGGACTCTATGTAGCACGTAAAGGGCATACAGAGAAAGAAGCCAAGAAGCTTGCCGAACAGAATGGTGAGGAAGCTGTACACGTCGGCGGTGATGTTTGGCGCACGGCAAGTGAAGATGCAGCCGTGAAAGACTATCAGCAACGACTGTATGACTACATGAGCGGTATTCAAGAGGGAGAAGGTGAACGTATCAGGAAGCCAAAAGGACTTGAAGATTTGTCGCAGGAGCAACCCGGTGGTACTGTAGAGCCTACTCCAACACCTGAGCCTCCATCAACCGAGGGCGGAGAGGTAAGGCAGGAGCCGCCGACAGGGGAAGCTGCCGTTGCAGAGCAACAGCCTACTCAACAGACAACGGAAGAGCCAGCACAGCCGCAAGCAGCTACTCAGCAACCGCAGGGGGCACAGGAGAAGTCGTCATTGCAGCAACGTATCTTACAAGGGTACAACCGAGGCGCAAAGGTTGACGAGGACGAAACGCAGTTGGCGCAGATACAGCACGACGCCGACCTTGCCAACCAACGTTTCAATGCCGCCTTTGCAGACGGGAAGATGAAGAATTTCCGTAATGCCATCATCGACGCAGTGAGAAACGACGATGAAGATGCAATGACCGAGCTATTCAACAAGTACGACGGGCAACTGAGCGAAGAGCAGAAAGAAGCCACGTACGGACTTATCGAGAGCGGAGCCGTGCAGAACGGTATCGACGACAGCATTACAAGCCAGACGATGGAGTATCAGGAGCAGCGACAGAAGGAACTTGCCGACATCAGTGATCCGCAAGGAAATATTACCGCCCTGACCCTTACAGACGGCACGACCGCCTATCTTAAGAACGGCGACCTCACCAACCAATACGGCGGAGTGATGGTAGTCGACGAGAACGGCGAGACCAAGCAGATACCCGTGAGCAGCATTAAACAGGTTGATGAGCCAGTGAGCGCGCAGCAGCAGTTGGAAGAAGATACCAATGCCTTCGCTGATGATTTGAAGACTGGCTACCAGCGTTTAGCAAGTGGAGCCGATATGTTGCCAGGCCAGCAGGCTGACATCAACATCTCCGGGAAAATGTTTCACGTGACTGTTGACCGAGAGCTGGAGGATGGAAGGTACCAGCTTATTATGGAAGACGGCAGCCCTATCGTGCTTACTTCTGATGAAATGCAACAGGCGGTGGCTGCTGCACGCAACGAGAGCGTTTCGGCTGAGCTTGCCAACCAGAAACAGCGGAGAGCAGCGCAAGAGACCGAAGCACGCAGGACCAAAGGTATTGCCGGATATGCTGATGGCAAGCCTGACCTTGGCGCGTCGAAGACCGACCCAGCGGTTGCAGGTGAGTATCTGAGGCAGAAGCAAGCAGCAGACGGCAAGGACCCATTGCCCGGTATCGAAAGCGAGATTGAGGCCCAGAAGTCAGCCCAGCAGCAAGCTCAGCAAGACCTTGACAGACATGAGCAATGGATGGAGATCAATGGCGACCTATATTCGCCCGAGGACAAAGCCACCAAGGAATCCATCATAGAACAACGCAAGAAAGAGATAGCCGACACCCAACAGCGCATACGCAAGTTGGGCCAGGTGCGTAATGCCTATATGTCTCCTGAGCAGCGCATGAAGCTTAGAAGCGACCGTATGCGCAACTCAGACAAAGCACGCAAGGCAGCACTCGCTAACCGCCAGAAAGCCTTGGAAGGCACGGAACCTACACAGACAACTGTAGACGGTATCGACAACAAGACGTTGCTTGACAACTATCCTACACAGTTGGACGCAGAGAACTATCTGCAAGCCCGTCGTAACCAAATAACGACCGCCTACAGAGACGGAGCGGCACGCACTATTGCCAACGTGCAGCGTCGCTTGCAAGACTATTACAACGGGCTTGAAGAGCTTACCGACGACGACCTTGTGCAACTGCATACAGACCTTGCCGGAGCTCAGGAAGCCGAGCGTGTGGCCATGGAACGTATCAAGGAGATAAAGGCGCAGCAACAGAAGCTTGGCACCCTATACAAGGAGCGCAACAAGGCAGAACTTGACAAGATGGATCCGGCCGACCGTCGCGCGGAGATACTCAAAGGAGCGAGGACAACAGAAGAACTATTAAAGAAAGCGCATGAGGCCTACAAGGGAAGCGCCCTTGAAGGCCGACTTGACGACTTGGAGCCAGAGACGCTTGAAGAATATGTATCTCAAAACCTTGGTTATGGCTCATTGAACTGGGAAGGAACAGGCACAGGCATTTCACAGAAGAAAGGCTTGAAACAAGAATTGGGGTTGAAGCGTGGCATAGGACACGGTTTTGACTCCAACGGTATCAATGCGTACCTTGCACCGACGGGTAAGGGCATGTCGGTAGATATGGCAGCTCACAAGATGTGGGAGGGCAGCCGTGGCACACAGTTTGACAGCTATGACGACCAAGACTTCAAGAATGCCATCCTTGACATGCTCGGCAGTGCGCAGAAGGCGACCGACATCAAATACCTGACCATCAGGAACCGTATCAATGAAGTTGAGGATTACGAAAGGGGTATAGAAGAGCAGGAGCGTTGGTATAAGGAGCAGCAGGACGAAGAGCTGAAGAAGCGCCAGCAGGACATCGACACCTACAACGACTATCTTAGCAGCATAGCCGAAAGCAGTACCCTTACTCCTGAACAGGAAAACTATTTTAATGGCTTGTATGCCGATGAGATTGCCGAGGTAGAGCAAGAAGAAGCAGACCGCCAGGCAGCGTGGGAGGCTTACGAGGCCGAGAAGGAAGAACAACAAAATCAAAATAACGATGGAACAACAGAACAAGGAGAAGATGGAACAGGCGCAGGCATGGATAAGAAGCCTGAGTCCGGAACAGATGATGCAGGAAACGGCAAAGGCGAAGAAGCTGTGTCAGGAGCACCAACTCATCAGCCCACAACTGAAACGGAGCATCATGCACAACGGCAAGTTGGAGATAGGCCAGCGCATACACCGTCTGGCAATAGCGATGCTGACGGAGGCGTACCTGTACAGGGAGAGAAGCAAGGCTTAACCCAGCGGCTTATAAGCAGCGGCACAGAACCAAGCACTATCAAGCATGAGACAACGGGGGCAGACACTGCTGTTGCAGACAACAAACGTAAGCAGTTTGACCTATTTGTCAGGTTTGATTTGGAGCGTTTTATCGGCAAGCCTAAGGGCAAGCGTGTGGCCATCGACTGGGAACACTCAGAGCCTGAGAATGATTATATACCCATGAAGATAGACGGAGAGCCGAGCTTTGTTGGCGTGACCGAGCAGGATGGAGAAGACGTGGCAGATGATGCACCAACATACGAGAGCGATAGACCTGTTGCCATCTATGACATTGCCGAGGGTGGCGACTTTCCAGACGCGTCCAAGACAGCCGAGTTTGAGACATACGCCAAGGATTATAACGCAGAGAACAATCTCACTGAGGATAGCGATGATTATGCTACTATGGACGACCGATATCCATACGTGGCATTCAAGAATGTAGACGCAGCGGTGAAGTTCAACGACTGGCTTAACGGCAGGAAGAAGCGCAACATTAACAAGCCTAAGAGCGGTAACGGCAGTACCGCTGTTGCACAGCAACAGCCTACTCAACAGCCGACGGAGAAGCCAGCACAGGAACAGTACAAGCCGACCGTGAAACTGACACGTGCAGGAGACTTCTATGAGGCGCACGGCGATGGAGCAGACATTGCCGGGAAGGTGCTTGGCATTACCGTGACAAAGCGTAATGACAGCGTAGCGAAAATGGCAGGTTTCCCGAAGCATGCCTTAGATACCTATTTGCCTAAGCTTATCAAGGAAGGCTATCCCGTTGACATCATCGAGGGCGGAAAGGTTGTAGAGCATGTAACTCCAAAGGGCAGCATAGGAGCCACTTCAACCCCTGAGCAGATGGACGTAGAGCGACAGGCGGTGAACACCGAACCGACTGACGGTCAGAAAGAAGCCGGGAACTACAAGAAAGGACATGTAAAGGTAGACGGTTATGATATTACCATCGAAAACCCGAAAGGCTCAACCCGTAGCGGCAAGGACGCTAACGGCAAGGAGTGGAGTATCAAGATGAACTATGATTACGGCTATATCATTGGCACCAAGGGTACAGACGGCGACCATATCGACGTTTACCTTAGCGACAATCCTACAAGCGGCAATGTGTATGTCGTTGACCAGATTGACCAGACGACCGGCAAGTTTGACGAGCATAAGGTGATGTACGGTTTCCCATCAATGGAAGCCGCACGAGACGCTTACAAGTCGCAGTACGAGGACGGTTGGACGGTTGGCACCATTACCGAGGTTAGCCGACCCGACTTCAAGAAATGGGTTGAGAGCAGCACTCGCAAGATGAAGCCGTTTAGTGAGTATAAGAGCATGGAGTCAGCGACAATGTCGCAGCTTACACAACACGAGGGCGATGGTAATAACAAGAAAGATATATCCGCAGTTGTCAACGACCTTAAACAGGGCAATTTTGACAGCTTGGGCAGTTATTTAGGCGATGAGGACATGGGCAATGCCTACCGGCTTGACATGGACGAAGCGCATGACGATTACGAGAGCCAGTTGGGTACCACCAAAGACCTGACAGAGGAAGCCGTAAAAGGTCAAATATCCTTGCTTAACAAGATTGTCAACCAGGCAGCCGATAAGGTATCGAAAGCCGAGGGAGACGATTTGTATGACCGTCTTGACGATCTTGCACGGGCTTTGGGCAACCGCAAGGCAGCGCAAGAGTATTACGATAGCCATTATAGCAACGATAGCCGCAATAGCAATCCACTTGTGCAAGCAGCGCAGGAGACAGGACATCTTATCATAGGCGGTGTGCCTAAGCATGAAGAGCAGAAGCCGACACAGGCGGCAGATCCTAAGCCATTAAAGACGGGCGATGATGTACTTGCAGAGGTGGAGCGACGCAAGAAGAAAAAAGAGCCTTCAGCAGGCCAACAATTAGATTTATTTGGTAACTTTGCAGAGGGGAATAAAACCGAAAGCAAACCTACTGCAGGAAGGAAGAAAACCCCGGCGGAGGACAACAATAACCAACTAAAAGACAAAGACAATGACTTACGAGGAACTGATGAGCTTCGCACCGAAGGACTTAAAGCCGACGATCATCACGAAGGAGAGCATACTCCAAGACAAAGCGAAACAACTGCACAAGGACGTGAAGCAGCTGACCGAAAAGGAGAAGCAGAGAGCGTTCGAAGAGTACGAAGCAGCGACGATGAGCGATTACGACCTGGCAACGAGTTAGAGCCGGAGGAAACCCCGGACGAAGAGACCGAGGAAGAACCGGAGGAAGCCCCAGAGCACCCACTGAACAGGCTCAACAACCATGCTGAGCGAGGTGTGGACTATGCGCCCAAGGGAGTTGACGACCGCATTGAAGCCAACATCAAAGCCATAGAGCTATCCCAACAGATAACCGAAGAAGGCAGAGCCGCAACGCCTGACGAAATGAAGGTATTGCGGAAATATTCAGGTTGGGGAGGACTTGGCAAGGCATTCAAGGAGAAGCAGCACCGGTGGGAGACAGACGGCATAGCCGAGCAGCTTAAATCGCTATTGGGCGATGAAGGCTATGAACAAGCCGTTATGAGCCGCAACAGTGCCTACTTCACTCCGGCCAACGTCATAGATACCATGTGGGATATTGCCCGTGCGCTTGGTTTCAAGGGCGGAAACGTGCTTGAAGGCAGCGCAGGTATAGGCAATATCATAGGGCTTATGCCGCAGGATATGAGCGACAGAAGTCACATACAAGCCGTGGAAATAGACTCCACGAGCGGTAATATATTGTCTTTGCTTTACCCAGATGCAAAGACCGACATCCAAGGTTTTGAAAAGACTAAGATACGTAATGGCAGTGTAGACCTTGCCATTACGAATGTGCCATTTGTCACCGGCTTGCACGTGAACGACACTACAGGCGACGGAGACCTAAGCCGCAAGTTTGGCGACATTCACGATTTCTGTATAGCCAAGAATATACGCAAGCTAAGACCTGGCGGCATAGGTATCTTCATTACTTCCAACGGCACTCTTGACAAGAGCCAGAAGTTGCGTGACTGGATAGTCAGCGATGGAGACAGCGACGTTGTAGGCGCATTCCGCATGAACAACTCAACGTTTGGCGGAACGTCGGCAACGAGTGACATCATCGTTGTCAGGCGGCGCGTGAACGGCGAGAAGGTGCCTAATGCCATCGACGTAAGCAATATCGGAGTAGAGCGAGTAGCCAAGGTTAAGGCTATGGACCGCCGTGGCAACTATGAAGAGAAGCCTTACTCCATAGACTACAACCAATACTTCATAGACCACCCTGAGAATATGGGCGGCAAGATGTACCTTGCAGGGGAGAAGGGCGACACATACCGCCCGACCAGCAAGGGATTATTCCCCGTACCCGGTATCAGCCAGACGGAGCGTATGAAGGAATGGGTTAAGAAACTTGCTGAAAGCGCAAAGGAATGGAAGAAAGCCAGACCAGCACGCAAGACCCATGGCAAGACCGAGGAAGAGCAGAAAGTATATGAAGCTCTTGGCGACGATGTTCACGAGGGCAGTATGCTTGTAGACAGCAATGGCAACTTGTGTGTAGCCACATACGGCGAAGCCGTGCCTATCAAGGTGAACAAGAACAAGGTCAAAGGACATACCAAGATAGAGTGTTTCAACGCATATTCACGCATCAAGGACGCAGTGAAAGCCGTGCTTGACTATCAGACCAAGCATGAGGACAACGAAGGACTGGAACCGCTTATCAAGAAGCTTAACCAGGCATACGACAGCTTTGTAGCCACATACGGACACCTGAACAAGAACGTAGCTATAGCCTTCCTGAAGAGGGATATGGACTACTCTTCTATTGCCGCACTGGAGACCTTCAAGGACAGCAACGACAAGAACGGCAAACGTGTGACCACTTACGGCAAGACCGACATCTTTAAGCAGCGCGTGATCGAGAAGGAGACAGAGCCAAAGCCTACCAACATCAAGGACGGTGTAATCACTTCCATCTACCAGTACGGCAAGTTGGACTTGAATTATATCGCAGAGCAGCTTGGTAAGACCCCGGACGAAGTAAAGAAAGAAATCATCAGCAGCGGACTTGGTTTTGAAGACCCTGTAACCCGTGAGACACAAGTGAGCTATGAGTATCTCAGCGGCAATGTGAGAGAGAAGCTGCACCAGGCAGAGGAAGCCAACGAGGACGGACATTATAATAACAATATACAGGCATTGAAGAAGGTAATCCCGATGGACATACCTTCACACCTTATTGACTTCACACTTGGCTCATCGTGGCTTGACTCCACCCTTTACGACGAATACATAAAAGACCGCACTGGCATAGACGTGACGACCAGCAACGTCAATGGAACATGGGCGGCGAATGTGCCTAAGTACGGTTTGAACACAGAGAAAAACCGCACCTTTGGCGTGCATAGCAGCATGTTCAACAGTGACGTGTACGGTACCGACCTTATCATTGCGGCGATGAAAAACAAGACCATCGGCGTGAGCCGTGTTGAGAAGCACGCCGACGGCAAAAGCGAGACCGTCACCGATAAGGACGCAACGACCATGTGCGCACAGCGCATCGAGGAAATCAGGGACGACTTCAAGGACTGGGCGCGTGGCAAGATGCAGAACGACCCCGACTTGGCTAAGAAGTACGAGGACAAGTACAACGAGCAATTCAACAACTATGTACCCCGTGAGATACCCGACAACTTCCTTCCCGAATACTTTGCCGGAGCCAACCATGCCATCCACCTAAGAGCACACCAGGCAAAGGCAGCTATCCGCGCCACTATGCAGAATGTACTGTTTGCTCACGAGGTAGGCAGCGGAAAGACCTTCACCCTCATTACCACGGCGATGGAAATGCGCCGTTTGGGTACGGCAAAGAAACCGTTGATAGTGGTGCAGAACGCCACCGTAGGGCAGTTTGTAGCCTCAGCGAAATTCTTGTATCCTAATGCAAAGATACTCACCATCGACGATAAGGAACACGACGAACAAGGGCGCAGGGCATTCTATGCTAAGGTGAAGTACAACGACTGGGATATGATTGTTATCCCTCAGAGCGTGTTGGAGAAGATACCAGACTCCGACGAACGGCAGCTGAAGTTTATTCAGGACAAAGTAGCCGAGAAAGAAGCCGTGCTTGCCCAGATGCAGAATTCTGACATGGACGATCCGTTTGTAACCCGTCGTGCTGAGAAAGAACTTGCAGACCTTCAAGACCAGATGCAGGAGATAACCCAGCACATGAACGAGCACAAGAAGGAGCGTGACAGCAAGAAAGCGGCAGTAGCCAGACAGAACGCAGCAGTCAAGGCACAGGAAATGCTCAACCGCAAGGTGGACGACGTAGAGAACTTTGACGATATGGGTATCGACGCATTCCTTGTTGATGAGGCCCACGAGTACAAGCACCTTGGCTTTGCCACAGCCATGCAGCGAGGCGTTAAAGGCATCGACCCAAGCTATTCAAAGAAATGCGCAGGAGTCTATTTGAAGTGCCAGAGCGTGATGGAGAAGAGCGGCGGCAAGAACGTAGTTTTTGCCACGGGTACACCTATCAGTAACACAGCCGCAGAGATATGGACGTTTATGAAGTATCTCATGCCGGAGGACAGAATGAAGTCGTATGGTATATACTATTTTGACGACTTTGTGAGAAACTTTGGTACGCTTAGCCAAATGCCGGAGTTTAACACGTCGGGGCAGTTTGTCGAGGTAAATCGTTTCAGAGGTTACTCCAACCTTCCAGAGCTTGTGCGTATATGGAGCGGTGTTGCCGACACCGTATTGTCAAGCGAAGTCGGCGACCTTAGCGCAAAGATACCTAAGATGAAATCCGGCAAGGCTATAGATGTCTATTTGCCTCAGAGCCGCAGCCTCAGAGCCGTCATGAAGTACGTGAGGGAGCAGCTAAAGAAATTCAATGAAATGAGCGGCAAGGAGAAGCGAGCCAATTCCGCCATTCCATTGAAGATGTACAACATTGCCAAACAAGCCGCCGTAGACCCACGTCTTGTATCTTCCAACTCGCCTGATGAGCCGAACAGCAAGACCAATGCCGCCGTTAAGGAGACATTGAAGTCGCTTGATGAAAGCAAGGCATACAGAGGCACGATAGCCATCTTTGCCGATAACTACCAGAACAGCGACGGAAAGTTCAACCTATTCGACGACATCAAGAAGAAACTTGTGGCAAAGGGCGTGCCCGATAACGAGATAGTCATTATCCGTCCGAGCATGAAGGTGAACAAGAAAACGGAGATATTCGACAAACTGAATGCCGGAGAAGTACGTGTTGTGATGGGTACCACCTTCACCCTTGGCACGGGCGCAAACTTCCAGGAGCGACTTTACACCCTTATCAATATCGACGCACCTAACCGCCCTATGGACTACACGCAGCGTTTAGGCCGTATCTTGCGTCAGGGCAATTTGCACCGTGAATGGGGCATACCCGTAAAGGTAATCCGTTTTGGTGTTGAGGACTCCTTGGACGTTACCGCCTACCAGCGGCTAAAGACCAAGGGAGCCATAGCCGACAGCATCATGCACGGCAAGCAGCTGATGAAGAACTCAATGGAAAACCGCACCATCGAGGAAGAAGAGGACCAGTTTGGCGACACCGTAGCGCAGCTATCCGGCAGTCAGTATGCCATGCTTAAACAGGGCGCAGAACGTGAAGTCAAGAAATGGGAGAACAAGAAGAAGCAATGGGAAGCCGACCAGGTATATATCCATGCAGCCAAGCCACGACTGAAAGGACAGATAGAAGAAGCCCAGAAACGAGCAGACTACAATGCCAAAGGCTTGCAGTATCTTGAAGAGCATAAGGGCGACGGCACTATTATCGCCGGAAAGCAACGTTTCAAGAACGTTGAGGCTATGGGCGACTTCATTAAGAACTTCAACAAGACCGTTAAGGCCAATGAGGACGAAATGCGCAAGAGCCGTGACCAATCACCACGCGCCATCAGCGTCAACCTCTCCATCGACGGAGTGAACTTCAAGATCACCATGAAGCTTGATAGAGACATGATGAGCAACGGTCGTAGCCTCTTCGAGAAGATTTCACGAGACATGCGCTATTATTGCCCACAGCTAACAGGCGACTGGGGTGTACCTGTAAAAGGCGACCTATTGCGCAATGCGTTGGAGGACATCACGCAGAACGTCATGACAGGTAATGACCTGAGAGAGCGTAAGAAGTCAGCCGAAAACGAAGTTACCCGGTTGAAAGGCGAACTGGAGCAGGTCGTTTCCCGTGAGGGCAAACCATTCCAATATGGTGATAAGTTGGCGGACGCGCAAAAGAAGCTTGCCGACTTCACCGAGAAGATGAAGGCAGAGCTTGAAGAGAAGCAGAAGAAGTATGCAGCCATCGACGCAGAAGTAGAGGAAGTGACCCCGGACGACGTAAACACGGACGGAGGCGACACCGAGCAGAGCGAAGACGGCGATAAGGGTACTTTGTACCGTATGGCCGATGACGATGAGGCAGCCATGCTTGACAAAGAGCCGACAGTAAAGGTATATCGTGCGATGCAGCTTATAGACGGCAAGCTTTATCCGCCGATGATGGCAGCCGTGAAGGGTAAGCTTGTAGAGCCGCGAGAACTTGGACAATGGGAGGTAGCCGACGAACGCCCCGACATCATCACTCATACCAAGATGAACAAGAAAGGCGAGGAAATAGGCTATGTGAAGCTTGACAAAGGCAGCAAGACCAGCTTAGGCAAGCGAGGCACTCCTATCCCAGCCGCCTACAATCCTTATTGGCACACTTCACGCAGTCCACTCAACGACCAATTCAAGAGTGCATGGATAAGACCTAACATCGTCACTGTGGAAGTGGAGATACCAGAAAGCGAGCTTACGAGCGGTTACAGGGCTAAGTATGCCAAAGACCCCGTAGGAGAAACCGACTGGCTGAGCGGCGTTGTCACCAAGCAGCTGACAGCACAAGGACACGCACCGAGAAAGGTGATACTTTCAAGGTACGACAAACCCGTCAGGGTACTGAGTGCAGCAGAGACGGCAGAACGCATCATCGACTATATCGGCGACTATGACGTTACCATTCCTGAGAACGTCGTCACTCCACAAGTGAGGGTGGAACTCGAAAAGCGAGGTATCAAGATAGGCGAGCCGGAAAAGGGCGTGAAGAAGACGGAACAGATACGTGAAGCCATCGAAAGAGGGCTTAGCGTGAGCGACGACATGCTCAGAGACTCAGAGGTATTTGAGGACGGCGAGAAAATGCCTATATACGTGCGTGAAGGCAACTATGGTGTAGAAGGTTTGAACAATGATTACCGCACCATTAGCGACCTTTTAGACGCTTTCAGAGACAAATATCCAAGCTATGTTGCGACGATAGTAGACAATAGCGGCAAAGAGATAGACCCTTACGGAGACAACCGTTACATATTAGACCATTGGATCGATGGTATCAACATACAGGTAGAGCCGTGGAAGAAATACCTCAAAGGAGGGGAAGCCGTTGCAAAGCAACAGCCTACCCAACAGGGAAGCGAGAAGGAAGCCTATATCGCCAGAAAGACCAGGAACGCACAGACAGCCGTAAAGCACTGGGCGGACAAACTACACCTTGGCGATAAGGTAACCGTGCTTACCAGTACCGACGGACTGCAGGGCAATAAAGCCAGGGCAAAGGGTTGGTATGTACCCAAGGACGACAAGATAACCATCGTATTGCCTAACCATACGAATGTAGGCGACGTGATCCGTACGTTGCTGCATGAGGGTGTGGCACACTATGGACTGAGGAAACTCTTTGGCAAGCATTTCGACACCTTCCTTGACAACGTTTACAACAATGCCAACTATGACGTAAAGTCACGCATCAGACGTTTGGAAGAGAAGTACAACGGCGACAAACGCAAAGCCACCGAGGAATACCTTGCAGGACTATCCGAGGACACAGATTTCGAGCATACCGTAAACAGCAGTTGGTGGGGACGGATAAAGAACTTGTTCCTTGACATGCTTGCCAAGGTAGGCTTGAAGCTGAGGCACGCACTCACCGACAGCGACCTTAGATACGTGCTTTGGCGGAGCTATGAGAACATGAAACACCCCGGCGAGAAGCGCACTCCTGGAGACGGGCACCTTGACGACCCTATTGAAGAGATAGAGGGCGAAAAGGAGCCTGAGAAAGCCGTGGAGAAGCCGAAAGCAGTACGGCATGAACCGGTTGTTCCTAAGCCACGAGTAGCAGCCGAGAAGCAAGACATAGCGAGCAAGATAAAGGAGATAAAGGCAGCCCACGGCAACCCTCTTGTGCTCATCAATGGTGGAGGCTACCTTAGTGCATACGGCAAGGACGCAGAGACCGTAGCAAAACTCTTTGGCACGGAGTTAATACGGCAGGGCGGCAAGAAAGACGGTTTAGCCCTGACATCCGTCATGAGCGACGACCTTGACAGCGTATTGCCACGGCTCATCAGAGCCGGACACCGTGTAGCGGTAGCCGACGAAAGAGACATTTTTGCAGGAGATCCTGGCAATGATGAAGCGATTGTTTTTGATAAGGACGACATCTACAGCGGCGATAGCATGAACAGGCGCGGCGCGGCAACACGTGAGCATACCGAGCAGGAAAAAGAGGACATGCGCAACGCAGCCGAGGAACTTGGCGAGACATTGGGCGGTGTAACCGTCACGATGGAACACAACGGCAAGGACGGCATTAAGGGCAGCTACAACACAGGCGACAACACCGTACATGTCAACCTTGACGAAGCCGACGGCATACAGGACATAGAAGCCACCGTAGCACACGAGGTATTGGGACACGAAGGTTTGAAGGCTCTCTTTGGCAGTAACAAGGGTGTAGATAAATTCGGGCAGTTTATCTATGACAGTGCCAGCAAGAAGCTGAGAAGAGCCATTGTAGAGAAAGCCGCCGAGGAAGGTTACGAATGGACAGACCCGCAGCGTTTCACCAAGGCAGCGCAGGAAGTGTTTGCCGATATAGCGTCGGACGGCCCGGCCAACGCAGACGAATTCAGTCTGTGGCGCAAGGTAAAGCACTATGTGATCCGAGCATTGAAGGCACTGGGCATACGCATCAGGGGATTGGTGAACGACCACGACCTGAGATACTATGTGCTGAAAACAGGAAAGGCTGTGAAGAAATGGCGCACTATGGACGCTGAGGCGCAACAGGAAGCCGCCGAGCCCGGACGTATCATGTACAGCCGCCGAGGGAAGCCACGCAAGAAGAAGGACGAAACTATGGCACAGTATATCAACCGACTCCGCAACTATGAGCAGTGGAAGCAAGCCGAGGAAAAAGCCAAGGCAGTCAACGACCCATTGCCAGAGAAGGCTGACTATGACCAGAAGGCGCAGGACGAATACAACAAGGCCATGGACGACTGGAGAAAAGCCAACAACATCAATCCGGGCGACGCAGAGCCAAACGAATTCCCCAAGCGCAAGGACGGTGAGAGCCCACAGGACTATGCCATAAGGGTGGCCGACTACGAGACGCAGAGCGACATGTGGAAAAATGCACCAAACGTGTTTGACTACATGAAGAAGGCGCAGGACGAATACCATGCAGCTTACGAGGCATGGAAAACACGCTATGACGTGCAGGAAATGGAGAATGTAGACGAAAGGCTATATTCAGGCGAGCACATACCAGGCGCAAAGCCGCAGACCGAGGAACAGCACTATGACCACTTGGAGATAGAGAGTGCAGTAGAACAGGACGTAGACCGTGACATGGGCGAAGCCATTGGCATAGACACCACCCCCCAGGGCGCAAACCGTCATGCCAAACTTGCCGTGATAGAGCGTCGCAAGAACCTGGAGAGTGCCAGCGCAGAGGACGCCATCTTCATTCACGACCTATGCAAGGACATCGATGCACTTGCTAAGGAAAAGGGTATGAAGCCGGAAGAGTTGCGCGAGAAGCTTATCAACGTGATAGAAGCACCCGTACAGCAGAAGGAGGCAGAGCAGGAAGTAGACCGATGGGTAGACATACTGAACAGTATGCGAGCTTTCCAAGACGCACACGCAGCCATTACTTCAGACGGCGTTAAGGCAGCCATGCCAGAGCTCAACGCATTGTCAGAGCTCTACTACAAGTACGGTATCAAGCCGGACACCTATGATAAGCGCAAGGAGATACACGAGGCAGCCGTAGCACTTGCCAACAAGTTCAACGACTACTACAAGGACACCACGGGCTATCATCAACTATTCGGCGACGACATCATGCAGGTAGGCAAGTACATCAACAAAATGGCTAATGCAGCATACGAAGCAGAGGCAGCAAGCGAGCTTGGCGAAGACCCGAAGGTTAAAGCCATCGTAGATCGCATTCACGACTGGTATGATAACTTCTTCCATACCATCGAGGACGCAGGATTGAGAGGTGACGCAGGTTATGTCGAGAATGGCTATATCAACCATATTTGGGACAAGGAGAAGAGCGACCCGAGTGCATGGGAGAAATATGTCGAGAACTTCCAACGCACGAAGAGTGCCAACATGCGCCACAGAACCATCAGCACCTATGCAGACGGTATCGAGGTTGGGTTGGTACCCAAGTTCAACGACGTAGCTAAGATCATGAGCTACTATAGCCGTCAGAACAACGAAGCCATTGCCAATAAAAAATACTTGGACGACCTGAGCTTCCTGACCGTTGACGAACTCAACGACGACGGCGAGGTAACGAGGACATTGCCCGTGCTGAACTCACACCACCCCAGCCGCTTTGACGAAGAGCGTTACAAGATGTACCATGTGCCAGGAGTAGGCGATGTATGGGTATTGAAAGAAGTGAGCCGACGCTTTAGCAGTATCTTTGGCACGATGAGGACACAGGACATACCCGACTGGCTGAGCAATGTTGGCAAGGGTTATGACCTCTTAGGCTCAACGATGAAGAAGATACAGCTTGGACTGTCAGGTTTCCACATGGGCGCACTTAGTGAGGTAGCCTTGGCACAGATGAGGCCCGACAGAGGCATGAAAGCCATCTTCAAGTACATACTCTTTGACAGCCTCAGACACGGCGGCGACATACCAGCATACGCACACCCTGAGGACTTCAAACTTGCCGCCAGCCACCTTGTGCAACTTGGCGCGACACAGGACTACGCAGCCGCTGACGTGAACATGATAACCGAGAAATTCCGCAATTTCGTAAAGGGGTTAAGGAAGGACGAAGCCTTCATGAAGCAAGCCGCCGGAGGCGCAATGACCCCACTTGCCGTTGCTTTGGACTGGATAAACAAGGGAACGGACAAAGTGTTGTGGAACTATCTGCACGACGGATTGAAGATAGCATGTTTCAAGCAGTTTGCCGAGCAGATAGACCGTCGCGTGGAAAAGCAAGGCTTGACGGCGAAGCAGCGAGAACACTTGCTTGACGAAGCAGGTCAGTATGTCAACGACACGTTTGGCGGACAGTACTGGGAGCTACTCAACGTGAGCCCGGCAGCACTCAAGTGGATGCGCAGGGCATTGCTCAGCCCCGACTGGTTTATTTCTACTCAGCGACACTTCTTTGCCAACTTTGGCTTTGGCAGTCTGTACGACCCGAGAGGCTTTGTGCAGTATGCTAAAGAGAAGCTGCATTTAGGGAAGAAAAACAGCTCCGATAGCAGTGATAGCCCCGATAGCAAGATAAGCGAAGAGGACGCAGACATCTACAGGCAGTTCAGGAGCCGTAATGCGCGGCTATGCTATGTGCTTGGCGTGTGCGTATTCTTCTATACGATGATGAACGGTATCAATGCCGTGATGAGGGCCAGGGACAAAGAGAAGGAGCAGGAAAAGGCAGATGAGATACGTAAGACCAACCCCGACTACAAGAGCCCGTACGAACTCGCCTATCCAGACGGCATGAAATGGTACGACTACACCATGCTTGGCAACTCGCTTGGACAGCAGACCCACTTGTTCCTTGGACGGTACGAGGACGGTACGGAAATGTATGTCAGATGGGGTAAGCAGTTCAGGGAATTCCCGGAAATGTTTATCGGCAGAAAAGGAGTTGACTTCCCGGCACCGATGATCCAAAGAATGATGGGCAAGGCCAACCCCGTGATAGGACTCATGAGAGACAACCTTGGCGCATTAGGCATTTGGGGATTTGAAAACCAGAACGACATCGAGGATATACAGGCTAAGTACGGCACGACCATCGGCTTGTTAGCCATGAACGCGCGACACTTCTTGCCATTCTCATTGCCAACACAGGCGGATAAGGAATTCAAGATGATAGACTTGTTTATGCCATCTTCGAAGGGCTTCACGCAGTATAAGACCGTGGACTACTTCAAGGACTTTATCAAAGCCGGAGACATGGATGGCGTGGCACGCACCTACAAGGCAGCAACGATGAACGGCGTTGACGCAGAGAAATGTCTGAAAGCAGCCATCAGTACCTTACAGGCAGAGCAGCGCAGCGAGCTATCGGACGGTATCGACGACCTTGACAAAGCTGTTAAGCGTTACGACGCAGCGACTACCTTGCAGGAGAAGAAGGTATTGAAAAACAAGCTTACCAAGCTCCTTGCCGCCCAGGGCTACAAGGCATTCACCCGTGATGAGGCATTGCAGATGATAGAGGACTATCAGAACGGCGACAACGTAGCCGAGAAAGACAACGACCGCTACATAGAGCTCAGCAACTCAGGCGACATCAGGGCAGACTACAGGCTTAGTGCCATCAGCAAGCAAGCCAAGAAATATGTGACGCAGATAAAGACGGCACAGACCAACGGCGACGCAGCGACGGCAGAGAAACTTGCCAACCGTTACGGTGCATGGATTGAGATAAACGGTATCATCAATCAGGAGCGCAGCGCCGTTAACAAGCTAAAGAAGCAGCTTGGCAAGGGCAATGACAAGGCCGTGATGAGGGAAATAAGGGAAATAAGGAAGCAAGCACAGCAGCTTGTGGACGATGTTCCGGCACCTAAATAAAGAAAGGGCGGTACTTCACAGTACCGCCCTTTTCATTGTTCTAACATTTAAACTTGTGGTTAATTAATCAATTTAAATCCATTTTAAAGTAATGACGAGAAAGAAAGTTTACCCGATGGTAACTCCTGAGTTTATTCAGTTTAATCCGATCCGACGATTTGTGCCTTGTTGGACTTTGTAGCCCACTTAACATAATCCTTCCAGTTGTCGTCCATGCGCTGTTGCGCTGTAAGCGTGGGTTGCTCAGTACCGTAGAGTTTGTCGGTAATGTCGGATAGGACGCTTGACCACGAATAACGTAGAATGATAAAGCCCTTATCCTTTGGCAGGACACAAGCGTCGAATGTAGGCTTTTTGCCATCTTCCGGCTTATCGTCGGGCGTGATGAGAGCCTTGTATGGAACACTGTTATCCTTTAGGAACTTTGCCGCATCGTCCTTGGACGTTTCGTCGAGGAAGATGTAGACATCAATCTTATTCTTGGAGAGCGTAGTAAGAGCCTCCTTAGCCTGGTCAACGAGATTGTGCTGACCGTCAGAAGTTGTAAAGACACAACTTTCGGCAACCTTAACTTTCTTAGGCATGTTGAAATAATTTTTGCTGTAAAGTTATGGAAAGCGTTAGTGAAGCAAGTCATAAAATCTACAATTTATGACAGAAAGCGAGGGAAGGCTATTTAACTTTGGAAACAAAAAGGATAACGACGATGAGAAACGACATAAGGAACGTAGCCAGCGGCGAGCAGGAGAAAGGCGGCAACACCCTGAAAGGCTATAACCACACCCGTTTTAATAACGACTACCGTTATACTAACATGGTGAGGGAAGCCGCATTCTACTATGACAACATGCGAGGCTTGCGCGACAAATGGCGCAGGGACATCGACTACTACATGGGTCGGCAGCTTAGCGACACCGTAGTTTACAACGGCAGGACAATGACCGTACACGACTACATGGAGCTAAAGGGCATGGCAGCACTGAGCAACGACATCATCAGCGACAAGATGATCACGATGAAGGGCGTCGTTAGGCAGCAGTATATGTCGCCTACCATCAAGAGCGTGGACGCAGGCGAGAGTGCATACGCCAACCTCTTCAACGAAATGCTGAGGCAGAACGACAACAACAACGACAAAAGCGAGCATTGCGCCGACCAGTTTGAAGGGCATATCAGCCTTGGCTTTATCTGTGACAAGGTGAAATGGGCATTCCGTCAAGGCAGGGAGGACGTGTTTATAGATGCCGTAGATCCGTTCAAGTTGGCTGTCCCGATATGGGAGAAGAAAGACCTTAGCGATGTGGAGTTTATCGCTGAGGCTCACGACCTGACCTGGCCCCAGCTGCTGAAGCAGTTCTTTAGAGAGCCTGGTGATGAAGTGAAGATTTCTCAGATATACACGGCAGCGATACAAAACCAGCCTATACAGGGCAGGAACGACACGGGCATGAACCAGAAGGATACGACGGACGGTTTTTTGTACCCGGACACATACGGCAAGTACCGCTATTTGGAGATATGGACAAAGGAATACAACTATGCGCTATGGTGCCATGACAGACTGAACGCCACGGCAGGTTTCCGTCCGTTGTCAGACCAAGCCGCCATCGACGCAGAGAACGAGCAGAGAAAGAAAGACAACATCGTCGTAGATGAGAACGGCGCACCCATGCTTGATGAAGAGGGCAACGTGCAATACTATGTAGACCCGTCGGAGGTGCAGCTGATAGAATATACCAAACAGATAGACGAACTATGGTATTACCGTTGTCTGAGCCCTAACGGTTATCTACTTGATGAAGGGCTAAGCCCTTACAAGGTACTGAGAGACGGTTTCTCATTCTATTACCACCCGTATGTTTTCCTTGCATACGGTTTCCTGAACGAGGTAAGGAGCTTTGAGGACAGGCTTATTGACAAGCAGAGGCAATTCAACCATGATTGCATAATGACTGACTTTATCCTGATGAACTCAGCTAAAAACGCTATGGCCATCGACGTAGAGAGCCTTAGCGACATGCAGAGTTGGGAAGAAATGGCAGACCAGTACATCAAGGTTGGCGGCGTGTTGCTGTACACATCTAAGAAAGGCGGCAATCCGCCGCAAGCCATAGCCAACAGAAGTTTGCCTGCCGGATTGGAGATGATCATGCAGCGGGACAAAGAACTCGTTACGCAGCAGAGCGGCGTGCAGCCAGCCTTGCAGGGCGTGCATGCTAACACATCAGGTAAGCAGTACCAGATAGAGAAAGACCAGTCGGCAACGAGTATTACCGACTATGTGAGTGCCTTCAACAACTTCCAGTTGAGGGTAGCGAAGAAACAGATGTGGACGATGCAATGGCACTATACGAGCCATCGCAGCGTGCTCATCACAGGCGAGGACATCGTGCAATATTACAATCCGGAGACGATGCAGGACATCGACTTCGACCTTGCGTTGACATTGGACTCGAACAGTTCCGTTATACGTGAGCAGCTCAAAGACCTTGTTTTCCAAGCTTACCAAAGAGATGAGCTGGAGTTTGGTCAGATACTCGACCTTGCAGACTTTGGTGACACGGCCAAGGTGAAGAGAGCCTGGGAGGACTACAAGGCTCGCAAGCAGGCCGCAGCCCAGGCACAACAGGCAGCCGCAGCCACCGGGCAAGTACCGCCACAGACGGCAGCACAGAGCCCGGCAGTGCAACAAAGGCTACAGCGTCAGAACGGTGCTACTCATTTGCTGAGCGCTCAGGATGGCGCAAGCGGTACCCTTGCAGGTACGAGCGGCATTTCTTCATAGGAGTAGAGAGATTGCAGAGATAGTAATCAATCCACATCTTTAGCTTTTCGGCTTTCAAATGGGGAATGTCCTCAACAGACTTTGCACCCCATTTGGAAGCCGTGTAGTAATATGACTTCTCCTTCATGTCGTCGACATTCTTAGGAAGGTTTTTGCCGCGCACCTTACCCATCATACGCAGTCGGCGCATAGCAGGTTTGAGTTTTTTGTTGTCCTCATACGTCATAGGCGACCAGACCATGTGCTTAGCGTCGAAAAAGAGATAGACACGCGGCGAGCCTATTTCCTTATACATCTTATTGCATTGGCGCACACCGTCGCGCCATTCATGGACGGCACGAGCCTTCTCTATGCGAAGGCAGAGAGGATAATAAAGCCTAAACAGGCGATCGAGAATTTTTGTTTTTACTTGTTGCTTCATTTCTTTTTATAGACTTTATAGATGATATAGTCAGGATAGATGAGGCTGCAACGATGTTGCAGCTTACACGACCCTGACTACCTTTATATGCCAACGAGTTCAGGAGCCTTTGGACGGCGGCGGAGCAGATTTTCACGCTCAATGTCGGCCTTTGTCTTTCGCTCAACAATCTTTGGCGGATCCATTTCCTTATCGACCCATAAGACAATGGCACGTGCCATAACGCGGTCGTCGTGCTTTCCGGGGACGTTACCGTACTTACCGTCGGGATACTGCATGTAGTAGCTGTATTCGTTGAGAGCCTCAGGTTCGCGCTCGATGTAGCCGTCTGTACGCAGTACGGAACGGAGGTTTTGGATGATTGCAACCTTGGTCGATGGGTTTGTGTTGAAGCCCCATTTGACTTCCTTCTGTTTGTGCTTCAATAGCTTGGACTGATTGGAGCTGTAGAGGTTGTCGTAATGCTCGAGGAGAATTGGGAAGAAGAGCTGCGAGACATCGCCGTCAGTATCATTCATCTTGGAATATGCCGTGTTGTTCTCTACGGCAAGATAAGCGTTGTTGTAGAAAGCAGCTATCTGTGCACACTTCATGGCGAGCTGATCCGGATTGCAGTGCCCATGCCATTCAGCCACGACTACGGGAACACCCCCGAACATTTTATCATATCTGTCAATGACCACAATGTCGGACCAGTCGGAAGTCTTGTGCGAGCCACCGATATCGCACGCCACGAGGTATCGGTTGAGCACCTCTTCTGTCTCATCAGGCATCTCCCAAACTTTGAGGAAGCCACCGCCCTGTTGTACCAGGTGAATATCGTCCATGCACTCCTTCCTTTCGGGCGAAGTTGATGCTCCTTCAATGTCACCGATGAAAATGGGCTGTTGCTCCGTGTAAGGCGTTTGTCGTTCAATCTGATAAAGGTCGAAGACCGCTTTGCCGCTATACTTGAACGCCTCAATGTCATCGGACGGAAACTCCTGTTGCATGTCGTCGAGATTGGGGTAGCCATCAAACGACTTAGCCTTCTCGATGTACCAGCGTATGCCTTCCAGTGACGCCCCTTGTTTCCAAAGCCACCAGTAGTATTTCCCGTTGTTCTTTTCATCGAATCGGTTGCGATAAAGCTCAATGATAAAGTCAGCCCGCTCATCCTCTGACTTAAATGGTGTGACATAAGTCTCAATCTCGAACCAAGCCACGAACACAGGTATAAATCGTGAGACCTTATTTCCGTTCTCATCGACTTGCTTTGCGCGTATCCACTCATCGTGGAATTCATTCTCACGTCCGTTAGGTGTAGACTCACGCACAACGAAGTTGAACGGCTTAAGCATGATAGGCGACAGCACCGACTTGACGACCTTTGCCGGTGTCCACTTCTCCGTATCAGGGAAGAACGCCTCCTCCGTGATATGTGCCATTGCCACATCATCGGAGCGCGCAGCCTCCGGGTTGAGCGCGGAACCTGTCTGTATCTTGCACGCACGCGGTACGAGATACTTGATGTTAGGATTCTTAGAATCGTTCTTAAGTTTCTTGACATCATCAGGATATTCTTTCCCAGTTGGATAGAATAGCCAGAGCGGTATGGCATTGATGAGTCGCTCGTACATGTTGAACACGGTGATGGACGACGTGGACTGGTGTCCGACGATGGAGCAGTTCCAAGAAATCTTCCAGAAGATTTGAATCCAGACCATGTATATATCAGTGAGTGTAGAACCTCCCCACTGACGACATTTGAGCAAGATGACGTATATAGGTTCCCCTTTCAGTCGCATCTTCTCAAAAACCTTACAGACTTTTATCTGAGCCGGTCGGAGCTTGAAAGGAATATCCTTTCCTCCGTCTTTATTCTTGATACGAGCATAGGCAAAAGCGAAGAAATAGAAGTCGTGCTTGCATCTGAGCCGGCAGAATCGCCGTACGACGGACTCACGAGCCGCCGAAAGATTGTAACCTGGCATATAAGCGGCGACATACGCATTGATGGAGCCACAATTGACGAGCATGCGCACGAACCTTGACTTCAACATCTCAACCGGCAGGTAGAGGTTCTGTCCGCCAAGAAAGTCAGCAATGACGCAGCGGAACCGCACCCCAGGCGCATTCTCACCAGTCATAGGGTCGTAACTATCCATGAGGACAGACATCCGTCGTTTGTCCTCCATAACCATCTCCCGTGCGAGCTTAGCCGGGACCATGTTTTGCTTTACTATGTCATGAGATTTACTCATTTATGTAATTACTGATGCGCTTAAAGAAGCACTCAACAGGTAAATATAGGAAACCAAGCGCGAACATGACGATGTGATAAAGTCCGGCAAAGCCAGGCAGAAAACACGAGCCAACGAGCAATACAAGTGAGAGAAGCATGCCAATCGGGTTTGTGCGGTACAAGTAACGCGCTGCAAGGCCAACGAAAAAGCATACAACGACAGAAAGCCCCAAGACTGGGAGCCTGCTCAATGGAAGAAACGACACGAGAACCGAGAGGCTATAGGCCGCAATTAGTCGTGACGGACGGAAAAGATTATGGAATACGAGTAAGGACCATGCGTTGCATAGCCAGTGAAAGACAGTGGCATGAGCAAACATATAGAGCATGTGCCTATAGAGCTGTGAGTCCGGCAGGCAAGCAAGACAGTTCCTTATCGCGATAAGTGGCAAAATAATCAAGCAGAAAGAGAAAGTGATGTATAGACTTTTCATTTGTTGATATGTGAAATTTTACGTTGAATGATTTGAGGTTCCAACCCTACGCAAGGCGCAGGCCGTGCGAGCGCCTTCCAAACACAATTCTGCAGTCCCATTTCAGGCGAAGCCTCATATACCGCTACAAACTCATCCCAGAAAGCCTCATATAATCTTTGCCTGTAGGCCGTCCGGAAAGTTTTGACAATGCCGTGAAGGTGTCGTTTCCGCACGTAATCGAGAGCCGCATCATCCGCGATGCAGAAGAAAGGCGTCGGCAAAGATGCGGCGATGCGACACAACTGATGCATCGTCGTAGGCCATGAAGCCATATTGCGCGCTTTTCGTAGGAGCATAGGCAAGATGACTTTGTCACGTTTCAGGTAGGTCTGGGATATGGAACCCTTGTGTTTCATACATATAACAAATATGCTTTGCAAAGATATAAAATATATTTTATATCACGTTATAAATTGGATAAATTGTATTCGGCTTGAATGCCAGAAAAATAAAAAGGCGAATAGCTTTTACTTTTTATGGCTTTATCAGCCGTAACAACGTTTAACTTTGGGGTATATTAACATAAAAGACACGGAGATGAAAAATCCACAGATACCCGCAACAAGCGGTGAGGCACCCAAGAAACCTACCGGCAGAGAACGGCTTGCCGCTCGTTTCAGCAAGAGCAATCCCGACTTCAACCCGGACGATGACGAAGCCATCTATGGCGCAGCCGCCGATCAGCTTGACAAAGACGATGAGTCCGCCGCGCAGCGTAAGCGTTTTAATGACATCATCAGCAAGAGCGACATTGCCCCAGAGATGATGGCCGGTCTTCTGAGCGGCAAGAACGCCGACGGAAGCCCCTTTGACTTAGAGGACTACCTCTTCACGAAACACCTGGACTTCTTCAACGACTACTTAGAGGACAAGGAGGGTGCTAAGGAGAAGCTTGCAGCGAGGAAGGCTGAGCGTCAAAAAGAGAAAGAGGAAGAGGCGAAGTACAAGGCCGGTTTGGATGACCGCATCAAGAAAGAGGACGCTGAACTTGACAAAGCCCTCAAGGAAAGCGGCTACAGAGAAAACCAGGTGAAGGACCTGATAGACTGGATATACGATGCCGACAACGGTTTTGTGGCTCGCGCCAGCCGCTTTGAATTGAAAAAGGACGACTTCATCCGCCTGTTTCATATTAAAGACTGGGACGTGAAGATGAAGGAGAGTGAGGATAAGGGCTATAGGCGCGGCAAGAACGAGCGCATAGACATGTTTGCCCACAAGCAGGAGCAGCGTCGCAACTTGCCTCCCGACCAAGGCGGAGGCGGTGGCAAGCCACGTGGCGGTGACAAGGAAGACCCGACGCTTGCAGCCCTTGACAGAATGGGCGGTGCCTTCAACATATAGAGTATGGACAGACGCGATAGATATTACCAGTTGAACGGCGGAAGCGAGAAAGCCATTTCCGGCAAGCTTGAAGGTGCTGGAAAACTTATAAGAGGGCTGCATTCGCGAACAGGCACGGAGGACGTGATTGACGACCCTCTTTGGTATGAAGCCGCGGCACGAAATGGGAGCAGACCTTAGAACCGCGCCATGGAATGGCGCGGCACGGAACGTAAGAGCAACAACATTAATAAATTAAAACAGAGAAAAGATGAAACATTTCAGACAATGGTTAGGATTTTTATTGGCAGCTATTGCCATGATCCTCAGCGGCGGCGGTGCATACGCTATGGCAGACGACCCCGCTATTCAGAACCCAATCAGTGATATTGACGGTCCTGGTAAAGGTGTCGGTGGTGCTCAGACACGCACCGAAGGTCAGGAAGTCATGGAGGGCGAGCTGAAGGACTTCAACTACTACGTTAAGCAGATCAACCGACGCATCTGTGAAATGAAGTTGGAGTCGTGTCCTATTGACCAGATCCTTCGGTCTGCCAGCCGTACGAACCAGAGTACCGACCTGGTCGTGCATTATTATCAGATAGGCCAGCGCCCGATCAAGACCACCCTCAACGAGGACATCACTGCTACTACAGACGGCTCTGCCCATGCCATTAAGCCACTGAACCCGGTAGTGTTTGACTCCATGGACACAATTCTCTTCCCGAATGTGATGGGTTACAAGTCGGACGGTGTTACCCGTGAGACATTGGTACCTCTTATGGTCCGCGTAGTGGCGCAGGACACCTCAGAAAATCCCGTAGTGATTGCCGTTAACGGCAAGAAGAACGAGACACGAGGCAACCGTTGGGACTTGCCAGAAATCAAGAAGGGTGAGTTGATGCTTCGACTCGGCCGTGCGGCCGGTGAAATGGAGGTTGAGACCGCCAGCTACTACCAGCTTCCTGATCCGAGCCAGCAGTATTGCCAGCGCTTCATCATGCAGGTTGAGGAGAGTATCATCGAGCGCATGTCTAAGAAGGCTGTTGATTGGGACTTCTCGAAGCAGGAGCGCATTGCCATGGACGACATGCGTGGTGGCATGGAGCGCAGCGGCCTTTTCGGTGTGCAGGCTATCACCCGTTACGGAAAGAACGGCAATGTCTATACGACTGGTGGTATCTTCTGGACAGCAGGCAAGGACATCCAGCTTGGTCATTGGGCTCCGAAGATGGAGAAGGGCGATGACGGTACTTCTAAGCAGGTGACCGTAAAAGTTGACTCCGGCAAGGGCGACGGCTCTACCGTAGAGAAGAAGGTATGGGAGTACGTTATCTCGGAGAAGGAGCTGACGAACTTTGTCAATCTCGCCATTCAGGATGCCGGCAATGGCAGCCGTACAAAGCTACTGTTTGTTGACAACCTCATTTATCAGGCACTGAGCAATCTGAAGAGCAACCGCCGCGTCATCATGCAGACGGAGCAGAACTACCAGAACTGGGGTCTTGACTTTGAGAGTTTCAACTCAATGGGTACGAAGATTATGATTTACCGCCACGACGCATTCAATTATATGGGCTTCAACGGCTGCGCTTTTCTTCTTGACCCACGCTACTTAGAGAAATGGGTATTCGGTAACTGGCAGCGTAAGGAGTATAACCTTAAAGACCTCTTTATCCGCAACTCCAACGCTGTTGTTATGGAAGAGTTCAGCTGCTGGACACTATACTTCCCATCGGCTCATGCTCGTGTACATCGTCCAGATTTTGACAGGGACGGCGTTACCGACGAGCTCCAGGCCGCATAAGGGCTTATTCTCCTTTCATCGGAAGCCCCGTCCCAACAAGGGGAACCCAAGCGGGCGGGGCTCTTTCTTTCCGCGCCTTAAAAGGCGCGGCACAGAACGGGGGCCCTCAATTTGGGCGCAGAACGATGAGGAGGAAATCTAATAGAAGAAACGTACCATAAAACGAACAGGATGGAAGTATATGAATTTGCCTCAGATAGGAAGTGCGTTTTCAAGATAGAGACAGATGGCATTCCGAAACTTGTGGAATTTGGTGATGCTTACGGAGGCAGTGCGAGCATCTTTCAGACCAAAGACCGGAAAGTGGCTGAGGCTATCCGTCGTACGTCGATGTTCCGCCGTGGTGCCATCAAGGAGACAACCCA